GACAGATGCCGGTGCGTTTATGGTAAGACAAAGTTTGAAGACAAGAAGGAAGCGATCAAAGCTTTCAAGGAAAAGCGAATACAGTACCTTGTAGCTAATCCAGCGTCTGCAGATAAAGGTCTTACATTAACGAATGCACACATAGCTATCTACTATAGCTTAAACTGGTCTTACGAGTTATTCAAACAATCAATGGAAAGAATATACGGAAGTATATCAAGTCAACCGAAGCACTGTGATTACTATATACTAATTGCTAAGGGGACAGTTGATAAGGTTCTGTATAGCGACGTGCTGCAAGGGAAACAGGTTGCTGGCTACGCCGTGCTAAATCACTTGAAGAGCGAGGCGACGTATGAGTAAGATAAACATGGATGAGGTGTTCACAGAGGAGTCAGCACTGCTCAGTAAGGTTACAGAGTGGCTGGCTCCGCAGGAACGTCGTGGTATTAAAGTAATAAGAATCTGTGATCGGTATGCCAAAGGATATTCAGATTTGTTTATCTGTGTCAATGGCATATTTGTTTGCGCAGAATTGAAGGATGATGAAGGCGTTGCGTCGCCGCATCAAAAGTTGTTTCTACAACAAATGGCAAATGTAGGTGCAATAGTAGGTATATGCAGAACTGTTGGTGAGGTAGCAGAATTAGTTAATCAAGCTCAGCTTAGATCTTTAGTATAGGAGTGCAACATGCAAGACGACATCAATACTAAAATAGCAGATAACAAAGGCCTTATATTCAAACAATTGCATAAGTTCAAGCTAGCAAAAGATCAAGAGGCTGAAAGTATTGGTTACGACGCCTTGCATAAAGCGGTACTTACTTATGATGATTCAAAAGGAATACAGTTTTCAACGTATGGATCTGTGTGCATCTACAATGCACTTGGTTGTTACGTAAGAACATTAAACAAGCAGCGACAACTTGAAGTGCTGTCCTACAACAGTATTGCTTATTCAGAAGATGGTGTAGATCACGAATTTGTAGATTTTTTTATGTCTACGGATGACACTGAAGCTGTGTATGTTCGTAATGAGCTACATAGTATTGTTAGAGATGTATTTGATGAAGAGTACAACCGCTTAACAAATCTAAACCACATGGGAATAATAGAGCAATGGAAGGACTCAGACTTTAGCGCCTCAACAGTAGAGTTAGCCAGAACAACAGGTAACTCACAGCCATATGTAAGCCAGGTGCTAAACAGCTTTAAGTTCAAGCTACGAAAAAAATTAGAGGAGTACTATTATGGATAAAGTCGCAGAGGTCATTGCACTCGTCAAACGAACTGGCGGTACAAATGACAAGCAGTACATTTTAAAGAGGAACGAACATGTGCCTGGTCTTAAAGAGATTTTAAAGTTCATTTATGATCCGTATTTAAAGACTGGCATATCAAAGTCGAAGCTTAAAAAGATTGAGGCCATCAAGGCTAACAAGAGCTGGCCAGTGTGCGGTGGTACGTATACATGGCAAGATGCAATCAGATACTTTTCACTAAACACAACAGGCAGTGGCGACGGGCTGCACTTTTCAGCTCGTTTCTTAAATGATGTTGAAGCTGCCTACCCAGGTAATGAGGACGCGCTTATGGTTGCTAAAGGTATGATAACGCAGGATCTTAAGATTGGAGTAACCGCTAAGACACTAAATACAGTGTATGGTGGTAACTTCATACCTACAATAGGTTGCATGCTAGGAACACTTGTAGGTGAGGTTAAGCCAGAAGCTATTAAGTGGCCTGCCATTGTAACAAAGAAGCACGACGGCGTGCGCCGCTTAGCTATTAAAGAAAAAGGTGTAACCACTATGTATAGTCGGTCGGGTCACCCAGATCCTTACCTAGATGACATAGTAGCTGAGATGGCTTACATGCCTGATAATACTGTGTATGATGGTGAGCTGCTAGCGATAGGTAACTTCAAGAATTGCATCGCCCAGCGTCAAGCTACAAATTCTATTGCCAATAAAAAAGAGAAGAAGATTGGGCTTACATTCAACATGTTTGATATGGTACCTCTAGATCAGTTCAGAGCTGGATCATCAAATGATGGCGTAGAGCTTCGTAAGACTTTGCTAGGTGCTACATTAATGGATAAGAGTATTGCATTGTTAGACGCCAACTACATGCGTCTTATTGCAGCCTTCGGTATCCACAAGGAGTTACAGTTTATTAAGTCAACGCCAATACTTGGTATTGTGCATAACTTGGATCAGATAACACCAATCGTAGAAGCTATATGGGCAGCTGGTGATGAGGGTGTAATGCTGAACACCGCAGGCAGTATATATGAACTTAAGCGAACAAAGACACTGCTTAAGATTAAACACACAGAAGAGATGACACTTAAGATCATTGACTTCAAAGAAGGCATTAATGATCTTGAGGACTCCCTAGGAGCCTTCATTGTAGATTACAATGGAAACCGAGTTGGTGTAGGATCCGGTATGGATTGGCCTCTTCGTGATAAAGTGTGGAATAACCAAGAAGCGTATCTTGGCCGCATGATTGAAGTTGATACATTCGGTGAATCTATAAATGCTCAAGGTGGTGTGTCAATCAACTGCCCTATCTTTAAGCGGTTCGCTGGCGAGGTGGAGTAATGCCACTTAGCATTGACGCACTAGGTGAGGAGCTGTGCGAGTATTGCACAATACTTGAAGAGCACATAGGTGTTCATTGCTATGGTGGTGAACCTGTAATGTGCGTAGACAGTGGAGAGTGTGAAGTAGCGTATGCTAGATATTTGGAGGAGTTCATTGATGCCGTCAATAACAGTTAATTATGAGAAAAGAAAAGCATGGGTAATGCTTAATAGTGTAATGGCAAAGAGTATTGGAATGGACCCAGGCCAGCACCTTGGTACTGTACAAGGACCATTTCAATATACTGATACTGAAGGCGCTTATCCAGTGTATGTTGCTGAGTTCGTCGACGGTCAGGTTATTACTGTATGCACAGAGTGCATACAGTTCGAGGTGTAAGCATGATAATGGTAGTAATAATTGTTTCGTTGGTGTTTGCTTTACTTAGCCTTGCTGAAGGCTTAGGTAAACAAAATGGATTAGGTGTGAGAATACTGTTCTGTGTGACATGCATTTGTATCTTTGCATCTTTTTTAGCAGGGGGCTTCAATGTATAGAATATCAGTCGACGGAGCTTGTAAACTTAACGGTAAGCCAGACTGCATGTCAGCTGGCGGAATATTTGTACAAAATCTTGAGGATCCTAGCGAAACTCACATAGGTGGCATTGT